ACTACACTTTCATCACATCGTTTTTTAACACTTGCAATAGCAGTATTTTTAAAATGACGGTCTTTTTCTTCAGATCCACAACTGGATCCAGTACTAGATTCAGAGTATTTAATAGATTGTATACTGTACGTTTGATTCAAATTAATGGAATTATAATTTGTGTCATTCAATGAAAAAAATGTCGAATACAATGGAATAAAATTTTGACAATCAAAAAGTCCCATGCGCGTTTCTTCTAAATTTTTAAGAAGATTATCATTTCTTGGCTTTTGATAATATAGTTCAAACGTATTTTGATTTATTTTCTTACAAGACATGTTTAGAGAGATTGAGAGAATAATATAATAATTAAAAATCTAAAATTAAATTAATATTGTCTATACATAGAAAAATACAAATATTTAAACTTATTTTTACAAGAATATTAAAATTTTTATAATTTAAATGTCGCTATATATCGATCTGTGTCATTCATTTTTGTTCTATCTCTTAGAAAATGAAAATACTTTTTAGCTAAAGAATACTCCTTCGGTTTTTTATCTTGTAAAACTTCTAATCGAACCTTCATAATCATTCCTACTTGCCATATGCGTTTATGTGTATATTTTTTATTTTTATATAGCTTTTCCAATTTGCGAATCGTGTTCTTTACATCATCCACCGTTGCATATTTTATATGTATTGTATCTCTCGGATTTTTATCAATATATACATCAAATGATTTTTTAGGATCGTTTGGATTATATAAAAATTTCCTTGTTGTATTCTTTTTATTGGATTTATAATTTCTTATAGACTTTTTTATCAACCTTTTAATTCTTTATATAAATATAAATATAATTTTTCTATTTTAAAATAACATGGCAAAATATATTTTATAATAATTTTATAATCATTATATATATATAGGTATGGGAAAATACGAAATTCTTGCAACAATATCTTTAACTGTAAATGTTATTTCATTTGCTTCTATTATTTTAGCCATTAATAAAACAAAAAATGCAAGTAGTTTTACTTGGACATATTTAATTGGAAATTTTATAGCCCAAATACTATTAATAACATATGGAGTTATTAATAAAGCATGGGGCATCTACGGTCCAACCATATTCATTTTTATAGGATTGCTATATATTATATACGTGAAATATCATTATACAGTCTCTTTTTATAGTAAAAAACATAAAAAATCAAATGTGTAAAATAAGTTTAATTTAACCAATTATTTTATTTCAATATCTCATATTTATTATTATTCTATCTTCTCTCTACTTTCTCGAAAAATATAAATCAAAATGAATTTAGAATTAGGAAAATTCGATATGCGCTCCATCAGCTTTAGACCCGACGAAAATAAAGGTCCCGTTATCGTGCTCATTGGTCGTCGTGATACCGGTAAAAGTTTTCTCGTAAAAGACCTCATGTATTACCACCAGGACATCCCCATCGGAACCGTCATTTCAGGAACTGAAGCAGGAAACGGATTTTTCGGAGAACACGTGCCGAAACTCTTCATCCACGACGCATACAATACCGCCATCATAGAAAATATTCTGAAACGACAAAAAGCAGTCCTGAAACAAGTCAAAAAAGAAATGGAATCATATAAACGGAGCACCATAGACCCCCGAACCTTTGTCGTCCTCGACGATTGCTTGTTCGATAATAAATGGACCCGCGACACTATGATGCGCCTCCTCTTCATGAACGGCCGTCATTGGAAGATTATGCTGGTCATCACAATGCAATATCCTTTAGGCATTCCACCCAATTTAAGAACCAACATTGATTACGTGTTTATCCTGCGAGAGCCGTATATTGGTAACCGAAAACGTATCTATGAGAATTATGCGGGTATGTTTCCGACCTTTGAGTCCTTTTGTCAGGTGATGGATCAGTGTACTGAAAACTACGAGTGTTTGGTGATAAACAATAATGCCAAGTCGAATAAGCTACAGGACCAAATTTTCTGGTACAAGGCGCAACAGCACGGACCGTTTAAACTCGGTAGTAAAGAATTCTGGGAGATGAGCAAGGATTTAAATTCTGACGATGAAGAGGAGTCATATGACCCGAAAAACATTAACAAAAAGGGTTCAGGACCTAAAATTAACGTAAGAAAAAATAAATGGTAAGTGGGATTGCTTTTGTTTTTTAAAAGCAAAAGCAGATTTTGCTCACGAAGGTTCGAGAGCAAACTGCATAAGTGACATTTTAAAAGGTAAAATAAAAATACGTGTTGTAGGGTTTACGTACATCACGGACAAGAAAATATTTCCATATTTATAATAATAGGTCATTCTCTTTCTTTCTCACAATTTATTCCAGATTTTATACACTCAACAATTCTACTGTGAATCTTACCGATTAATTCAAATACACTGAATTCTTTTTCAAATGGTTTGAATCTAATAAATTCACAGTTTAATTTATTTTTTATAAATTCTTCTCTTTTTGAATCTAATTGTTTATTTACTTGTGCATCGTGTTGTAACTCGTCACATTCAACCGCAATCTTATAATCTATGAAATATAAATCAATTCTATATTTATCACACATATACTGTCTTTTTATTTTTTCGCCTTTGAACGCGTGTGTTACATTTAACATTATGTCATTCTCTACTGATGGGAACCATTTTCTTACACTATGGATTCCCATTAATTCAACAAGTTTAATTGCTTCATCACTTCTTGACAAAAATAGCAATTTCTCTAATCCTTTATGTGATAAATATACATACTTTTGACGATTTTTCCCTTTAGCCGCACTAGAATCGCAAATAACATAATGTTTTTCTGTGCAGTCATATTTAATTATGGATCCTCGAATATTAGATAAATTTAAAATACATGCTATATCCACCGCTCTATATGATGCGTATGGCAATGTATCTTGGAATATAATATCTATTTCAGGATATTTTGATTTTATCCGTATTGCACACTCATGTTCACATTCCATTTCATGTCTTTATATATTAACGTTTAAATATATAATTCTTCAATTTTATTAATTTAAATAATTTATCATTAAAGCATTATTTCCCCGTTTGCAGAGAATGTATGTGCTGCAAAAATGAGCAGATACATTCGAGATAAAAAACAAATTGGCGACTATCATTTTGTTACCAAGTGTTAACAAGGGGACAACACAACAACAACAGTCACAACAATAAGTGTGCTTTCACAATTTACATACGACCACGTCGAGAAGTGCGACCACGTCGAGAAGTGCGACCACGACGAGAACTGTGACTGCGAGAACGCATGTGCATTTGTCCTATGACCCCTCCCCCTACTCCTTGAGTTATTTTATTACCATCACCGGAGTCCGAGGAAATTTTATCTTTGTAATATTTTATGATCTTAACAGTAAGGTTGTGCCATGGTTCACGAATATCCCAATTGTAGTAAAAATCTTGCATAATCTTTTTATTAAAAGCATCCATTAATGTAAAAAATTCTTGTACTTGCTGTACTTGCATTGCATCATTGCCCGGAAGGACGGCTTGGGGCCGTTTACTTTGTTGATAAGTCGACATGCTGCTTGCGAGGAAGGATTCTATCGCCGCTGCAATAGCTCTTTGTTGTTCTGAAATAACTTTTTGTGCCATGATTTAATATTTTTTTATTATATATATTATTTTACAATATAAAATATTTTAATTTTTTAAAATATTAATTTATTTACTAAATAAAATAAATTAAAAATAAATTAAAATAATATGAAACAAAAAAAACATTAGTATTTTTTACTAAATTAGAATTTATAATAATTTACACGGCCACCAATTTGTAGATATTGTCCGTGTAATAATTTACACTGTCACCAATTTGTAGATGTTGTCTACATAATTTTTTGCTTGAACTCGTGTGTAGTGCGTGGTTCGTTTTGCGATAACATCTTTGATTGAATTTTTGATGCAGTGGTGTTTGTGGTGCATGTCAAAAAGGGCTCTTTCTTCATTTTCTATCAACTGCAATTGGTATGAAACTTTTGAGTCCAACATGCCAAGTTTGTAAAAGAATTGGGATGATGATTGCGCACACTCATGAAAAGTGTAAT